CATTATCAATAGACAAATTAAAATCTGGGTTTAGTCCCTTTGCTTTTAATTCATCTCTATAATATGCTCTTGCAAACTTTTTACCCATATCAAATCTAACGTGAAGATCATCTGTTGTTTCATACTCTCTGCCCTCGTCATCAACTTTAGTAATTGGCATTTGAACATAAAAGCAATTATCTTCATACAACTCGCCACCTGCTCTATTGTATTTTTTTATCATTGATCTGATTGTATCAACATCATATTGAGGTTGATGAAATCTCACAACTTTCTCAATCATCTCTTTTGCTTTCTCACGCATGATGTCGTATTGTTCTTTTGCTTGAACCAATTTATCTTTTACCTTATCTTCATAAAAAGATTGAAATTGATCTGCAATAACTTTTCTCTTTTCAGAGTTAAGTGTTATCTTTTTTGTAGTCATTTATATTTCTCCTTTTTTAAATTATTTTTAAATTATCACTTGACACTAGGATAGTCAAGGATTATATTGTATTTAGATTTAACTAATTTTTAAAAGGTGGGTTGCCTACCCTTTAATATGGAAGACCAGACAACTTTTAAAAAGGTGATTAATCGGGACAACTTCTGGTTGTGGTTTGGGATTATCTCTCCCACGTTTCTACGGCCAGAACTGATCCCTGGTCCAGTGGTGCGTAACTCATTAAGATGTGGCCACTGTCACTGGACCTGGGATCAGTGGAACGGGTTCGCGACTGTACCGGTAGCGGGCCACTGGTCCTGTTTGTGTTGCTGGGCTGGGCCCGCCTTTTGGCATGAGACCAGTTCCGGCACAAGCCGCAAGCCGCAAGCTTCAAGCAGCAAGCCGCAAGCTTGACAATA